TTTCAAATAATCTAATACCGCTTGTGGGCGCCATTTTTTGTAGTTTGGGTTTGGTAGATATACACCACTTTTCTCATCGTGGATATCACGACCATTCGGGTGTGCTTCAAGCGTTACCTCTACGGTTGTTTTATCAGATGAAACTTTAATATCAAGTGTTTTAAAATCTTCTGGGTTAAGACTCATAATATTCTCCTTCTATGATTTCCTCAATTTTATTAAATAGATACGGGCTAATGTTTTTAATGTATTTCTTGTTTTCATGACTGAGAAGGTAGTTCTCAAAACCATTGGCAAAATATTCACTTAATGAGGTAGTTGCATATGGTGAAAAGAACAAGCCCATCGTTAGAGAAGTTAATGTCGGATATCCGACTTCGTGAAATAAGAAACTATCAAACTCCAACGAAAAATTTGGCTCTAAAAAATCTGACTCTATAACATTATAACCTTCTTGTTTCAAAATGTCAAGCAATCTTTTTCTTTTTCCTAAAAATTCTTGCTGGAGTGTATTGTCTCCGTATATATATTCCATACTTTGTTCTTCAATAGAGTGGGCCAACTCATGTATAATGTCGTCTATCATATCAACAAGGCCGTCTTGTTCATTGGTTACATAAATCGCGCCGTTTTGGTATAAAGCGTTAACCTGTTTTCTGTGAAACTCTTCAAAATCACCAACTATAATAACGTCTATGTTATAAAACAAGTGTCTTGGTACCATCTTTTCTAATTTAGCAAAAACTTGTGATACATCGAAATCTTCAGGTAGTGCATCCTTGATAAAAACAGGTAATGATCCATTAAACAACTGAAACTGTTTTTGATTTTTAGTAAAAGACTCATGAGACTCTTTTATGATCCCCACTATGTTATCTCTATTAGACATCACTTTGTACTTTAGACTTTATTGAGTCGACATCTGTTAATGCTTGCTCATAACCTCTAATAAAGTTTTCTTCTGCTACAACCATTACGAATTCGGGAAATTCTTTGGAGATCTCTTCCACTAACATTTCTACGGTAACGTTACCATCTTCTGGATCTAATTTATTACCAACATAATCAACTAACCATGTCTTTATCTCTGTTTCTTTTTCTACGACTTCTTTCAAAGTCGGATTTTTAATATCAATATCTTTCATCATAGTTCTCCTTAATTCTTTCATATTGAACGATTCGACCCATCTTATTATAATAAATTGGATCTCCCTTTAACATTAAGGGAAAAGTGTTTTTTTTATATGATCTTCTGGATTGACTTTTATCAACCATTGAGTTCCAACATCTTGGGCAATAATTGTGATCCTTGTCCGTTTTTACGACAATCGAGCCGGTTCTCCTATTTCTTACGTGGAAAACGGCCGGCTTATCTTGACAATTTGCGCATATTTTTTTGCCCCCACCTTTTCTCTCTAATTCTCGTGAGTGGTGAAAAGGCGTTCTATTGACTGAAGTTATTTCACTTATCTTTTCTATTCTCATTTATTTCTCGCTTTTTTTGTAAGGAGTCGGTTACGTACAGTGAGAAAAAACATAATATATGGGCGCCAAATATTATTAAATATTCGCCAAGCAAACCATTCATTTATTTATAAGATCTTTGCAGCCAGTGTTGCTACTTTGGATCTTTCTCCCTTTTGCAAAATAATGTGTCCTGCAATATCATGTTCCTTGAATTTTTCAACTATATAAGTCAACCCATTTGTTGTTTCGTCAACGTATACGTTGTCAATTTGTTCGATATCTCCAGTAAACACTATTTTAGTACCTTCTCCTACTCTTGTTAGTATAGTCTTTATTTCATGTTTTGTTAACTGTTGTGCTTCGTCAATTACAATAAAGGCATTTGCAATGGATCTGCCCCTTATATAGGTGAGTGCTTCGATCTCTACTATACCATCATCTACGTACATGTCAAGTGTTTTTTTGTTGCCCATCAGAAATTCCAAATTATCTTGAATTGGGGCTAGCCATGGAGCCATTTTTTCTTCCATTGATCCGGGTAGATATCCAATATCTTTTCCCATGGGTTGTATTGGGCGCGATACAATAATCCTCTTATATTGACTTTCTTTGTTATTTGATTCTTCTAGGGTTTGTTGCAAGCCTGCCGCTATGGCACACAAAGTTTTTCCACTGCCGGCTTTTCCAACCAAACTTACAATCGAGACTTGTGGGTCCATCAGTAAGTCCAGGGCATAGCTTTGTTCTTTATTTCTGGCACGGACTCCCCAAATATCATCATAATTAACAATCTTTTTTAACGGATCTTCATACCTAACAAACTTTGCTAATGCTGTTTTTTTATGGTTTGAATTGGAAACTAACATAACAAGCTGGTTTGGATAGAGAGTTATATCATCTTTGCTAACCTCAATCTCTTCGCCGCCATAAAACTGATCAACTAATTGGTCATCAACTAAGTGTTCCATATAACCAGAATATAGATATTCACTATTTGATATTGCCTGGTGTGGTTGATAGTCTTCTGATGGTATGCCAAGGGCATCACACTTGATTCTCATATTTATGTCGCGAGTTACAACGATAATCTTTTTATCTGGATTTTCTTGCTTTTCAGCTAATGCCGTGCTTATAATTGTATTGTCCGGGTCTTTTGTATCAAACTCAGTTGGTAAAAGTGATAAATCGTGGGGGCGCGCCGTGACGATACCTTTCCCTTTGTCAATCCTAACACCTTTTTTAAGACTGCCCCTTGATCTTAGGTCGTCTAGAGTTCTAATGATTAGTCGTGCATTTAAACCAACGCTATCCTGACGTTTTTTATGCTTGTCGATCTCTTCTAATACTTTAAATGGTACTAGTACATCGTTGTTGCCAAAAGACTTTAGTGAATTGCCGTCTGTTAAATAAACGTTTGTGTCTAATACATACGTTTTTTTCGCCATGGTTTAACCTATAGTTGTTGTTTTATAAGGTAAATAGGCGCCAGATGTTATTTTGTTTCTTTGATTTCCGGCTTAAGCATTATAATGTCAGTTGCGGTGCCAGTATCATCCAGCACATATACCTGAAAAGTGTAGGCTACATCTGAATTTCTTACCTCATCGCCGGCATCCGGCTTTAAATCGGTAAAATATGACAAATCTTTACTCACTTCAGGGGCTGAGTCTGCAACCTTTGAGTTTTGGGTAGTGGTACAGCCTGAAACTGTACAAATGGCCATTGTTACCACACTGACTGTGGTTGCCAAAATAATAATGAAGTTCTCTAAAATATTGTTTTTATTCATGAATTTTATTCCTCGTAAGAATACAATAACTTATATAGTTCTTTTTTTTCCTTTTTTACCTTTTATTACCCTAGTTATTTTTAAAAGGAAACATTTTTATGAAGAAATTTAGATGGTTAATGCTTACTGTGCTTTTTTTGATTTTCTCGTCGTGCACACTCTACTGTAATGGGCCGAGTAACTTTTACGCAAACCCCGATGTTTCTGTAAAAGAAATTTTACCTAGACACTCATTTGTAAAACTCCAAAAATCTACAAAAATAAGATTTTGCAATCCCGATCCATCCGGGCTAGAACCTTGTCTAACTCGCAAGATGGGTTCGAGTGCATCGGGCTTCGTTGTCGCAAATGATAGCGAAGGATCTTATATTGTTACTGCTGCACATGTTTGTGATGATGGAGAAATCGATAACCTTATTAAATCTGGGCCTGGTTTTGAGGTACTCGAAAAAAACTTTAGTTTAATTGATATCGAAGGTAAAAAGTTTAATGTCATGACTCTCAATTACATCAAAAAATACGATGTTTGTATGTTATATTCTTATGGATTTTATAAGCCGCCTGTAAAGATTGCAAAAGCCGAACCGAGTCCCGGGGATGTTGCTTATAATCTCGCGGCCCCAATTGGTATCTTTGACCCCAACATGGTGCCTATATTACATGGACACTATAACGGAATATCGCGTGGAATAGCTTTGTATTCAATTCCCGCGGCTGGTGGTTCATCTGGATCTCCTATTTTTAATTCAAACGGAGAATTAACTGGATTAATTCACTCCGTTTATATTAGGTTTCCATATATAAGTTTGTCACCAACCTATAAAGAATTAATAGGGTTCATTTACGATAATATAAACAAACAAAGAATAGTAGAGGAAAAGATAATAAAAAACCTTTTCTCACCACTGCTTAAATAATCTCGTCGACTAAACCATACTCTAAGCAAGTTTCGGCGTCCAACCAAAGATCCCTCTTCATTAGTTCATTAATCTTCTTTTTTGGAAGCTTAGTATACTCTTGATATGTATCTTTTATAAGACCCATTAACATTGTGTTATTTTCCATAGAGT